GATTACCAAAAGGATTACTTTTTGGGGTCCAAGTCCCAAGTGACCCTGTACAAGGGACACTTGGGCGTGGGGGTCACCGAACCCTCGGGGCAACTCGAGTTGGCGGGAGATGAGCGGATTCAAGAGTATCCTCCTAGGGCCTTGACGGGCTACGAAACGTTGGTAGAGGGACATGGGGTGTTTTGTGTGTATGCGAGTACTGTTCGTAATTCATCTTGGGAAGGTTGGGAAGCATTTGACAAAGATACGTCCACCAATTCGAGGTGGATATCATTAGATACATATACAGGGACGGAGGATGCTTACAATGGCACCGCTCGTCTTTACTCCTCAGCACCACTTGGTGAATACGTTATATTGAAATTACCTTATTCTATAAAACTCAGTAGTGCACGAGTATACGGTTTGAGTGGTAGTCCTGACAGTGATAACAACAGACAGGGTCCAGAAAAGGGGCAAATATGGGGCTCTAACGATGGAGTTACTTGGGAACATGTAACCAATTATGATTTTGGTGATTATCAACAAGATCAGTGGAACGAAATCAATGACATTAATTCCCCAAAGTATTATTCTCAATACGGTTTTATTGTGACCAAAAAATTAAACAATACATACACAGCCAGTGGGCCGACACAGGGTGACTATGTTGCTGTTACAGAAATTCAGTATTTCGGCACCCCCGGTCCCACGACCCTCGATAAGGGTTCGCTGACTTTAGGGAGGTCCCTCGATGTTCCCCGCNTTTCGCGGTACGACGTGGATACGGAAACCCCGAGACCCGAGAAGTTGNTGGTGGATTTCGATACCACCGTCAATTCCTCACCCACAGACATCTCGGGGCGAGGCAATCATGGGGCGTTCGGTGGATCTGCTTATTATTCAAGTGGTGATAAAGCTTTTATTTTAGCAAATAACCCAGCAGCTGTAAGTTCGGCTTCTACTCACTATATAGAAGTCGAACTAAATAATACTGAAACAGGTAATCAATATCATAGTGTATCATTATGGTTTAAAGTCTTATCCGGACAGAACTCGAGTTGGAGATCTATATTTGAATCCAGTGAAAACCCAAGGTCTGGGAATGGATCTATCAGTTTATACGTTAAAGGGGCTACAGATGTACTCGTATTTGCACACGGTGTAACTAATCTAGAGAGTGATCCAATCTCAAATCTCTACTTTCAATGGCATCATATTGTATTGACATACGATGGTGCGAATCGCAAAATGTATTTAGATGGCGTGTTAATCAAAACTGTGGCGACTACAACATGGTCGGGAGTGGCAAATATGACACTGCGATTGGGGAAAAATAACGCAACGAGTGGCAATGAAGGTTGTGATTGTCACATTTCTAACTTTAAGTTATACTGGCAAACAGCCCTCGAAGCCTCAGAGGTCCAAAAGTTGTACCGATTGGGCCGAACCGGGCGGTCCATGGTCATCAGCGACACGGCCGTCGGTATCGGGAAAGTCCCCGAAGCTCAGTTGGATGTGAGAGGAGACTTACGGGTTGGCGGTCGGTTATTCGCGAGTGTACCTTATTATGCGGCGCGTCAAAGAAATACGAACTCGTACGTATTCGACGAATCAATCGTTTACGATCAATACGTATATACAAATTACCCAGGTTCGTTTGTTGCCAACTCGGCCACAGATGGGTATTATCAACCTCCTATGAACGGTATGTATCAAGTACACATGGAATGTATAGTAAGTGGAAGTGGTAATATTCTTATTCAAAGACGAACGGGGACGACCGTAGACCTTAGTCACGATGAAAGACATGTTAATTATACTCTTAGCGGTTGGATGTCTACGAGTGCCGACGCACTCATCCCTATTACGAATTGTGTAACACAGAATATACGAATATACATCGATGGGACTGGTGGTAACGGTGCATGGCAGTACAATACGTATCACGGGTCGGCGTTTTTCTTATGGGTTTCCGACATTCCCGAAAGGCGTCAGCATCACGTGGCTTAATTTGTGGGTATATATAAATGCAGTTTACGCGAGATATGATGGAAGCCATGTCGGCTTCTTCTGCTGTAAAAGAATTAATTCGGGACAGTCCAGTTAGATTCAGCATAAATAGACCGTATACGTATGAAAATATCCTTTTTCCAGAAGGATATACAAAACCTTCTAAGGAAGCGTACGACGAAGCGTTCCCGCGTCACCTAAAGATAGAATTATTTAAGGAATTCCGCCAAGAACGCAACAGACGGCTCGCCGAGGTGGATTGGGTTTTCTCGACAGATTACCAGATCGAGGATACACTGTATAAAGAATGGCTCGCGTACCGCAGGGCTTTACGTGACCTTCCCTCGGTGACAGAAGATCCAACTACTCCCGTATGGCCGGAAAAACCGGAAACGCCTACGGGTAAAACCGAAGGGATCCAGACCCCACACTTCGTGGCCACGTTAATGACCGAAAACAGTCAGTTACGGTCAAAGATCACAGCGCTCGAGCGTAAATCGACAAAATTCGAGCTCGATATCATCGACATGAAACGACGTATTCAAAAGGTAGAAACTTAGAGAAATGAAACACTCCTTCCATAAGTATGGATAGTTTTATCGAGGGTATAGGTCTCGTGAGTTCCATTTTAATCACGATCATGTTCGTACCCCAAATCGTTCACGTATACAGGACAAAGGATACACACGCACTTAATTACGCGTTCTTGGGTATAAACATCATCGCGAGTATTCTCGGTCTCGTGTACTCGATTTATTACACGGTCATTCCCATGATTGTCGCAAACACATCAGCTGGTCTATTTTCCATATCGCTCATCACTATGAAACGATTAAACGGGCTTAAAGAACAGTCACCAGTATAAGATGGGAAGGAGCCTTCCCCGTCTCTCATAGCTCAGTTGGTTAGAGCGTGCGACTGTTAATCGCGAGGTCATCGGTTCGATCCCGGTTGAGAGAGCCCCCCACCTTTTACGTGTGTATCCCACCCGTAAAAGATGTTTACTAAATATAGATGAACCACCACATTCTTACAGGGAAGGTTGATGTCACGAGTAATTTACTCGTCGGGTCATCACACTTGTTTGTTGATACGACGAATAACCGGGTCGGTCTTGTCACGAATGATCCACATGCCGGTTTACACGTAAACAGTAACGCGTACGTGAATACCGATTTACGTGTAGGTTCGCAAATCGAAATAAACACAACACCCGGACGCGTGAAAGCTACATCGTTCGAAGGGGACGGATCACTTTTAGTGAACGCTCCCGTCGGGTCACTCGCTGTTCACAGTACGGATACGGGACTACCTGGTACGAACGCTATTGTCACGAATGAGGGAACACCCACGGCCGCAGAGTTTAAATTCGTGATTCCGAGGGGTGATGTCGGTGCGACAGGTTCTGCAGCTACGATTGAGGACGTAACAGTAACGACCGGAGCCGCAGGATCGGAAGCTTCAGTGACAAATTCGGGTACGACTTCCGCTGCGGTTTTTGATTTTACAGTTCCGAGAGGTGACCAGGGTATTCAGGGTATTCAAGGTATTCAAGGTATTCAAGGTATTCAAGGTATTCAGGGTGATGCGGCTACGATTGATGACGTAACNGTNACGACCGGAGCCGCAGGATCGGACGCTTCGGTGACAAATTCGGGTACGACTTCCACTGCCGTTTTTGATTTTATAGTTCCGAGAGGTGACCAGGGTATTCAAGGTATTCAAGGTATTCAAGGTATTCAAGGTATTCAAGGTATTCAGGGTGATGCGGGTACGATTGATGACGTAACAGTAACGACCGGAGCCGCAGGATCGGACGCTTCGGTGACAAATTCGGGTACGACTTCCGCTGCCGTTTTTGATTTTACAGTTCCGAGAGGTGACCAGGGTATTCAAGGTATTCAAGGTATTCAAGGTGATGCGGCTACGATTGAGGACGTAACAGTAACGACCGGAGCCGCAGGATCGGAAGCTTCAGTGACAAATTCGGGTACGACTTCCGCTGCCGTTTTTAATTTTACAATTCCGAGGGGGGCTGACGGAGCTGACGGAGCTGACGGAACGAATTATTTCACTTTAAGTGGAAGTAATATTTACAGGTCTACGGGGAACGTCGGCATCGGGACGACGGATCCCAAAACGAGGTTACATGTTAGTCACGACCTACATCTACAGTCGAGTAGTGAAAGTTGGAACGCAACTGCTGGTAAGGGTTTGTATTTGAGATACAGTACATCGGGTGGTCAGGATGCCGCGTATATACAATCGATTGATCGAACGAATGCCAGTCTTTCATACCCGATGATATTTCAGGGTTCTTCATATCAATTTAGTGTCGGAGACGTCGGCATCGGGAAGACACCAAGTGAAAAACTTCATGTTCATGAAAATCTTTCTACATCTGGTCATCACATCATGGCGAGGATAGGTGGAGACACCTCTTCATATAATACTCTCGTTTTTGGTTCGAAAGAAGGAAGACCTCATATTGGAGGACATAGGGGTGATTTTGGTGCTTGG